CGGCTGAGTATTTTTGCTCTGCCCACAAGACGGATTTGGACGCAATCAAGGAACAGCGCGACACGTACAAGGCTGATGCCGAGACACTGGCGACAGTCCAAAAGGAGCTGGACGAGGCGCGGGAAGCCCTGACCACCGCGAAGGATGACGGCTGGAAGGACAAGCACGATACCCTCAAAAAGGAGTTTGAGGACTACAAGAAGGTCGTGACCGCCAAGGAGGCCAAATCCGCCAAGGAAGCGGTGGTGCGGGCCTATTACGAAGGTAAGGGGATCACCGGCAAAGCGCTGGAGGTTGCCATGCGGGGCAGCGGTGCGGAGATCGAGGCTATCGAGCTGGAGGACGGCAAAATCAAGGACGCCTCCGCCCTGGACGCCCTGGTTGCTGGGGACTTCTCCGGTCTGGTGGGCCAGACGGTGACCAAAGGAGCGGACACCGCCACCCCGCCCGCCGGTGGCAATTCTCCCAGCAAGAACGAGCCCAACAGCAGGGCGGCCCAGCTGTATGCCGCCTACCACACCAACCTCTACGGAGAGACAAAAAAGGAGTGACAAATTATGTCGTTTATCGGAAAAGTCCAGACAGGCCAGTGCTACGCTCCCGGCTGGTTCCTGGCAAACAATGAGGACTGCACTCGGGAAACACGGCAGATCGCCCAGGCTGGCGCAGAGACCGGGGAGAACGGGCAGAAGTATGTGAAAATGGGCACCGTTTACCCAACCAACGACGCCACTGCGGAGGGTATCGTCTATGAAGACGTGGACGTGTCCAGCGGCGATATGCCGGGGAGTGTCGTGACAAGAGCGGAGGTCTATGAGGATCGCCTACCTGTGGCTCTGGAGGCGGCGGCGAAGACCGCCCTGACCGCCAAAGGCTTCATCTTCAAGAATTCCCCCGCCGTGACCCGGCCTTACTGAGAAAGGAGTGAAATAAATGCCTATTTGGAAAGACAATATCCTAGGTCTTGTACCCGAGCAGGACTGGCTTAGCATCCCCTTCAATCCTGTCCGGCAAAACGACCCCATTGACAGTCTGTTTGGTGACGAGCGTACCGACAATCTGGTGGCCGCGTGGCAGACCATCGCCGCCGAGTATCAGGTGCCCATGATGGCCCAGTTCCACGGTTTCGACACCGAGGCGCAGACTACTTTTCGCGTCCCTGTGGACACCCACAACATCGAAAAGGGCCTGATTAAGGTCAAGATCAACCAGTCCGAGCGTATGCGGGCGCTGTTGCGCTCCGGTGTTCGTGAAGATGCCCTGTATGATTACATCATCAACGACGGCGCGCGGCTGGCAGAGCAGGTGTTCACCCGGTCCAAGGTAGCGAAAAACGAGCTGATGGCTACCGGAAAGGTCACCATCAAGGAGAACAATCTGGATTTGACCGTGGACTACGGTGTCGCGGATGACCAGACCGGTTTTGAGCTGGACCTGTCTCCCGATGCTGATATCTCTGCCCAGCTCCAGGATATTGTGGACAAGGCTCTGGAGAAAGGCGTGACACTTACCGGATTCATTACCGGGCGTAAGAATCTGACCAGGATGCGCAACAACGCTACCCTTCAGAAGGCTGTAAACGGCAATATCGGCGCGGGCGCCCTGCTGACCAGCGGCGCTCTGAGCGGCTACCTGGAGACGGAGTTCGGTCTGGGCAGGATCATCACCAACGATCTGACCTACGGTGCGGACCACAAGATTGGAGAGAACGGGCGGCCCGCCATCACCAACAAGCGGTATTTCCCCGACAACAAGATTTCTTTCTTTGCTGCCAACCCTGCCGGGCGCATGGGCACAGGCCTGTGCGGCGACCCTCCTGAGGCCACTGTGACCCTCCTGAGGCCACCGTGGGCAGTCTGTCCACCGGCGGAAACAGCTCGGAGCATCCCTATATCTACATCGATCAGTGGACAGAGGACGATCCCAAGGTCCTGTGGACCAAGGCCAGCGGCCTGTTCATCCCGGTGCTGTACAACCCCTCCAGCCTGTGGATTGCCACGGTGAAAGATCAGGCTAGCGTTGCCTCTGAGGTGCAGAGCGACACGTCGGATATGTTTTCTGACATGACAAAGGATGAACTGATGGCATACGCTTCGGAGAAAGGCATTGAAGGTATCAGCGCATCCATGAGCAAGGCGAATATCCTGAGCGCGATTCGGGACGCCGACAGGTAAGAAAGGAGTACAGCGCAATGCTAGAACAAATTCTGAATGAGATTCACAACTGGTTTCGCGTGCGGGACAGCGTGGACGGTATCTACCCTGGTACTTACACCATCCAGAACGGAAGCATTGCGCTGCCTTTTCTCCGAGATGGTCAGTATTTCCGCATTTGCGGCAGTGTATTTAATGACGGCTTGCACCAGTACGGCCCAGATATGCCCCTGCTGGAGGATGAAATCTTCACGGGGGCGGTCTGGGCGCTGGCGGTGCCGAAAGCGGTTGTGGAACTGGCCGGGGAAATTTCCGCATGGCAGAAAAAGTACGGGGCGGTCATTGACAGCCCCTACACCAGCGAGAACTTTGGCGGCTACAGCTACAGCAAGGCCAGCGGCGCAGGGGACAGCACTGGTTCCGGCGGCTGGCAGGCGGCGTTCCGGTCTCGGCTGAACCCGTACAGAAAGTTGAGGGAGATATGAGCATTCAATTTTTACAAGGCAACTGCCTGGAACTGATGAAGGATATCCCGGACGGCAGCGTGGATATGGTGCTGACCGATCCGCCGTATTCGTCCGGCGGATTGTTTGCGGGAGACCGAAAGGCCAGCACCCGTACAAAATACTGCGACAGCAATTACAACGGCGCGGCGCGGTTTCAGAATTTCAGCGGAGACAATATGGATCAGCGGAGCTTTACTGAGTTCATGAGGATGGTTCTGAACAAGTGCCGCCAAAAAAGCAGGCTCGAAAGCATCTGTGCTGTGTTTGTAGATTGGCGCAATATCGCCGCCATGATAGACGCGATACAGTCTGCAGGATGGATCTATCGCGGAATTGTGGTGTGGGATAAGGGCAACTGCCGCCCAATTCCAAACCGTTTTCGAAATGACTGTGAGTACGTTGTTTGGGGAACGAACGGCCCGCGCAAGACAGAGTACGTCGACGGTGTTTTTATCGGCCCAGGTTGCTATCACGTCCCAAGTGTTCCAACAAAGGAAAAAAACCACCAGACAGAAAAGCCCGTTAAACTGCTGGAAAAGTTGCTTGCAATCTCCCCGGACAATGGTGTTGTCCTTGACCCATTCATGGGTAGTGGATCAACAGGCGTTGCCTGCGTCAATACGGACCGCAGTTTCATCGGCATGGAGCTTGACCCCGGCTATTTTGAGACGGCGAAACGGCGCATTGAGGAAGCGGAAAGGAGTGTTGTATGAGCCTTTTGCAAGAGTACATGGAACCCTGCCAGCTGATTGAGAAAAAGCGCGTCCCGGACGGCGAGGGCGGCTTTATCACCAGCTGGGCGGACGGGGCGGAGTTCAAGGCCGCTGTGGTCTGCGACACCTCCATGCAAGCAAGGACGGCGGAGAAGCAGGGGGTCACCAGCCTCTATACTGTCACCTGTGAGCCTAACGCAAAGTTGGAGTATCATGACGTGTTCCGCCGTTTGTCCGACGGCAAGATTTTCCGTGTCACCAGCGACGGGGACGATGTGCAGCCGCCTCCCATGGCCACTTTTCGGTTTTCCAGGTGACGGCGGAGGAATGGGAGCTGCCGAGATGACAATCAACATTTTGGGGACTGAGTACACCATCATGTTCAAAAATGATGAAGAAGTATGTGCCGCGATGAATGTTCAGGTTGGAGAGTGTGGCGGATACTGTAGTGCGGCGGCTAAAGAGATTGTTATTGCAAACCTCAATACAATAACCGATTCTGAGACCGAAAAAGACGCAGTTAAACGGGATAATATTCGGCATGAGATTGTACATGCGTTTTTTAACGAGAGTGGCCTGTCTTATAATTCAAACATGGTAGAGTGCTGGGCAAAAAATGAGGAAATGGTGGACTGGATAGCCTTGCAAGGCCCGAAAATCTACAAGGCATGGAAGGAGGCTGATGCACTGTGATTGAATACGAAAAGAAAGCAACGGAGTTTCAGCGTGCGTGTGAATACTGCTGGAACCTAATGAAAAACGGAATGTCCGTTGACGAAGCGCTGAGTGACGAAAATGTGAAAGCGGCAATTGCGACGGCAAAGGCCGGGGCCCTATGACCAAAGCAGCCGCTCTCCACCAATTTTTCTCCTCCTTCGGCCTCCCGGCCTACGCCACAACGGATGTACCGGATGATGCCATGTTGCCCTATTTGGTCTATGAGTTCACGATGGGCGCATTTGAGGACGTTACATACCCCGCTGTGGAGCTGTACTACCACAGCGAAAGCAATGTCCCAATCAACGCCAAAGCCCAGGAAATCTCCGACCGTTGCCACAACGGCGCGGCTATCCGCTTTGACGACGGCGGAGCGATGATCTACTGCGGCTCCTGGCAGGCTTTGCGGGATGAGGTAAACGACAAGATCAAGCGTCGCCGCAGTAGTTTTACCATTCAATGGGTATCAAACACCTAAAATTTAAGAAAGGAAGTGTAATATGGGCGCTTTTACACGAATCCCGGCGGATACGTTTGAGCAGATTCAGACCGAAGCTGGGATGCTGCTTTACAATTTTGACCCTGAAAATCCGACCTCCTTTAAGGAGGAAGATATTATTTGTCCTACCACCGGCGGCGTGACCATCCGCTGTGTCCCCACTACCTCCGACATGGGCGAAGATGTGGACAACTGCCCGGCCAACCTTCTTGAACTTAAAAAAATTGACAGTTGGGACTGTGGCCTGGAGTTTACCAGCCTGGGCACGTCCCCCAAGTCTATCCGGCTGTCCCTGGGGGCGGCGGATGTTGACAGCAACGACCCTACTCACATTGTCCCCCGGCGGGACCTGAAGGTCACCGATGCACAGGATGTTTGGTGGGTCGGCGACCGGGCCGACGGCGGGATGGTGGCCGCCGTGGTGCGCAAAGCTCTGTCCACCAGCGGGGTTTTCCTGAAAAACTCCCAGGG